GTAGAGCCATTGCCATATCAGGCTGAGTTTTTAGATGCGATTGCGTCTGGCGAGCGTAAGATTAGCATTCGTTCTGGTCATGGTACGGGTAAGTCTACTGCGGCATCTTGGGCGATGTTGTGGTATTTTTTGATGCATTATCCGAATAAGGTTGTTGTAACTGCGCCGACCAGTAGCCAGCTTTTTGATGCGCTGTTTGCGGAGTTAAAGCGTTGGATTAACGAGTTGCCTGATGGGTTGCAGAGCATACTTAACGTAAAGTCGGATCGCGTTGAGCATACGTCTGCGCCGAGTGAGATGTTTATTTCAGCGCGTACCAGTAGGGCGGAGACGCCGGAGGCATTGGCTGGTGTGCACTCTGAGCATGTTATGTTGGTTGTTGATGAGGCTAGTGGTGTTCCTGAGCAGGTATTTGAGGCGGCTGCTGGGTCTATGTCGGGTCATAACGCGACGACGATTATGTTGAGCAACCCTACGCGAAGCAGCGGTACGTTTTTTGAAAGTCAGACGCGCATGGCTGATAGCTGGTGGACGCGCCGCTGGTCTTGCGTGGATAGTCCTTTGGTGAGTGATGAGTTTGTTGATGAAATGCGTTTGCGCTACGGTGAGGAGAGCAATGCGTTTCGTATTCGTGTGCTGGGTGAGTTTCCGCTTGCTGACGATGATACGATTATTCCGTTTCATCTTGTGGAGAATGCCACGCACCGCGATGTGCAGATTGATGAGGATACCAAAGCGGTCTGGGGGTTGGACGTGGCTCGCTTTGGGCAGGACAAGACTGCGCTGTGTAAGCGTCAGGGTCCGATTGTAACTGAGCTTAGGTCTTGGTCTGGATTGGATTTGATGCAGACTGTGGGCAGGGTTGTTGCGGAGTATGAGGCGTTACCGCCCAGCAGACAGCCCGCGCAAATACTTGTCGATAGTATCGGCGTAGGCTCAGGTGTGGTAGACCGCCTGCGTGAGATTGGCCTGCCTGTGCGCGGCGTGAACGTAGCTGAAAGCCCATCTATGGGCGATACCTATCTTAATCTGCGCAGCGAGCTTTGGTTTAAGACGAAGGGTTGGCTTGAGGATCGTTCTTGCAAGCTGCCGAAGAATGATCAGCTTATCGCAGAGCTAACCAGCATTCGCTATAGTTTTACCAGTAGTGGCAAAATGAAGGCTGAAAGTAAGGATGAGATGCGCAAGCGTGGGCTTTCTTCGCCTGACTTGGCTGATGCGTTATGTTTGACGATGGCAAGTGATGCGGCGACTGCTTTGAGTGGCGCGTTTATAAGTTGGCGCGGTGAAATAAGAAGAAATTTGCGTGGAATTGCATAAAGTGTTATGGTGCGCAAAAAGGAGTTATTCATGCCGTTAAAGAGGGGGTATTCTAAGAAAACTATTTCTAAGAATATTCGGGCTGAGATGAAGTCTGGAAAACCTCAAAAGCAGGCTGTTGCAATTGCTCTTTCTGTAGCGAAAAAATCTAAAAGGAAGAAAAAATGAAATTTACTCCATGTAAGAATTGTCCTACGCCTGCTGCGTGTAAGCGTGCTGGCAAGTGTCAGGCTGGAAAGTATAAGTAATGGCTAAAGGACTTTATGCAAATATTCATGCCAAGCGAAAACGCATTGCGGCGGGTAGCGGTGAAAAGATGCGTAAGGTTGGGTCAAAAAATGCGCCTACTGCTAAGGCGTTTAAAGATGCGGCAAAAACTGCGAAAGGTAGAAAGAAATGAATGCGGGACAAGCGATAGGCTTACTGGCTGGCTTAGGTGCGCTTAATGCATTGCGCGGTGGTCGTGATGGCGCAGGGCCAAGATTTACTGGGTTGCTTGACATGATTGACGGCGGCGGTGCCGGTCGGTCTGGGGATCGCTTTGAGGGTGGTGGATTGTTGTCTGCGCTAGGCAATCTTTTTGCTAAGCCGTATGAAGCACAAGATCGTGTGGAGCGCATTGCTACGGATGCTAGGTCTGCGAACGGTGGAATGACTTTAAGGCCGCGTGCAAGACCTGAGATGGTGTCTCGCAATAATGTTGAGCCAATTGATGCTTATGGTGTTGTGCCAGCGCTTTCTTCTCGCAATAATGTTGAGCCTGTTGGTCCTTATGGTCTGATGGCAACCCCTGCTGCTTCTAGAGAAACAGCGCCCCTACCGATGAATTACGCATACGATTCTTGGCTTGACATTGCTGAACGTGGTGAGCGCTTAGCTAGGGGAACGGGCAAAGAGATTGACGAAGACCCGCGTACCCGCGCAGAGTTTAAACTGAATACAATGTTTCAAGGCGGCCCTGTTTTCCCTGACGACCCAGAGATGACCAGTCAAGATTACTTGGCCCTTCTGCCGCCCGTTCCGCCCCAGCCTGTTAGCGGAATGCCCACTCCAATGCCAACACAGAGCCGATTTGGCCCTGACGGGCCGCAAACGGCTGAAGACTTTGGAATAATACATGCAGAAATACAACGGGATTTAGGCATCCGACCTGCGCAGTTGTATGATATGATTTCAAACGATCCTGATCAGTACGAACGTTTGGTTTCAATATATTCTAGGTATGGTGGTTAATGCCTACCAAGCGCAAATCTGGGCCGAATTTAAGTGTGGGTCGTGGCGAAAAGTTGCCAGTCAGCAAGGGTGCTGGCCTGACAGCAAAGGGCCGAGCAAAGTATAATAAGGCAACGGGTAGTAAGCTAAAGCCGCCTGCCCCTAACCCTAAGACCAAGAAGGACGCGGCGCGTAAAAAATCGTTTTGTGCGCGTTCTCAGGGTTGGACGGGTGAGCGGGGCAAAGCGGCACGCAGAAGGTGGGATTGTTAAATGGCGTTATCTACATTTGCAGAGCTTAAATCGAGCATCGCGGACTTTCTAAACCGCGATGATTTAACGTCTGTAATACCTGATTTTATTAAGTTGGCTGAAACTGACTTTAATAGAAAAATTAGGCATTGGCGCATGGAGAATAGGGCGTCTGCTGAGGTTGACGGTCAGTATAGTGCAATACCTGCAGACTTTCTTGAGCCGATAAGATTGCACATTGAAACAGGTGATTATCGCCCTGTTGAGCTTATTAGTCATCATCAGCTAAGGCAGCGCCGCGAGGCAAGTTTGGACACGTCTGGAAAACCTGCGTTTTATGCATTTACGCAAGGTGAAATAGAACTATACCCCACGCCTGATGCGACCTATAGCTTAGAGCTTTATTATTATTCGCGGATTTCTGCATTGAGCGATAGCAATACAAATAATTGGCTTCTGACGTATTTTCCTGATGCTTATTTGTATGGTTCTTTGATACACTCCGCGCCCTATTTGGCTGAGGATCAGCGTATTACGACTTGGGCGTCTCTGTATGCTGCAGCGGTGCAGGCGATAAATGAAGAAAGCAATCAGGCTAAATATGGCGGCGCTGGGTTGCGTATGAAAATAAGGAGCTACTGATGAGCTTTACCGACTATCTTGAAGATGCACTACTAAAGCATGTGTTTACGAACACGTCCTACACAAGCCCGACGACTATTTACGTTGGGCTTCATACAAGCGCCGATACAGATGCTTCGGCTGGCACTGAGGTCAGCGGCAGCGGTTATGCGCGGCAAAGCGCATCGTTTAGCGTGTCTGGTACAAATCCAACTGAGGCGGCTACAAGCGCAGCCATAGAATTTCCAGTGGCTACGGCAAGCTGGGGTACTGTGAGTTACGCGGCTGTTTATGACGCAAGCTCTGGTGGAAACCGCTTGGCTTGGGCGCAGCTTACTGATCCAAGTGACTTTTCCACGGCTCTGCCTAAAACTATTGAAACGGGAGATGTGTTTAGGATTAGCGCGGGCAACTTAAAAGTGAGACTTGACTAATGTCCACGATAGTCACGAGATCAGGCAAGGGTAGCCCGCTTACGCACGCAGAGGTCGATGCGAACTTCACCAATCTGAACTCAGATAAGGTAGAAAGTAGTACGATCAGTACGTTTGGCGCGTCCTTAATTGATGACGCGGATGCGTCAGCGGCGCGAACTACGTTGGGGCTTGGGTCTGCGGCGACTTCTGCAACGACTGATTTTGAACCGGCAGGGACCAGCGTGGCCCTTTCAATAGCTCTGGGGTGATACGATGGCAAATACATTTAAAGTTGTAACCAAGGCAGGGGTCACAACGCTTGACGACATCTATACTGTAGCTGCCTCTACAACCACAGTTGTTATAGGTCTGGTCTTGGGGAACACCACGGGCAGTCAGGTAACAGCTACTGTCACTCTGTCGTCTGACACGGCTGGTC